GGGGTTAAAAAAGGTTATCTACCTTTGACTCTCTTCTAGTTATTGGCCTCACATTTAACGACTTAGTTGTTGTCCAATTCTTTTTGCACTGCCGACTGAAATGATGCTAACAATGAGGTATCACTCTGTCTTCCTTTTGTCATGTGTATACCGCCTTTGAGGTGTCGGTAACTTAGTACACCCACACCAGTAATTGTTAGCTTGCTTTCGTGTTTACCGTATGAGATTACTACTATATCGTGCACAATGTTCAGTACGTCAGCCACATCACAGTTATTATGTAGCGCATTTGCTTCTAACCTGTCTTCCATTGTCGTCCCCAACGGTATTGTGCCATTAAATCCTAACTCTAGGAGACGTTTACTTGTCAAATAATGGTTGCCTATCATTAATAGATAAGATGCTGTCTTGGATTTAAATTCATCACTATCAGCGTTATATGGTGAATATGCTAACTTATCCCTCAGTCTTACAAAGTTATGTACAGCTATGTATCTACCATTTACCCACATCACTATCAATTGCAAAAAGACACCTGAGTGTTCAGACGTTGTGAAAGTACATTTGACATTGTGGTTATTAGCTGCTACAATTGCCACATACTTACCATCAAAATCGTCATCCGTAAGTATCAAGCTATCATCACCCAGTGTATACACATGGTTTACTGCTTTACCTTTGCATATGTCAGATAACAGTAACAAATTACGCATCTCGTTCCCCAAAGATGTCATTGCACCACCAGACAGGTGCATCGTAGGCATAAAACCGGTAACATTGTCTGGTGTTTTGAGGCTAAACCCATTTAATATACCATTCATGTAATGTACAACTCGTCCATCAAGTCCTAATTCAGTTAACAACCACTGTTCAAAATCAATTATTTGTTTGTCAGTTTGCCTATCCTGTTTGCTGAGATCTAGTTCAATCATATACTTTGAGCGTGAATTCTTGCTGAGGTGTTTATTTAACGATACCATATCCATACCATCGGTATATGTTAGCAAATTGTCATTAAATAAATTCTTAAACCGAGCTTTACATTCATTGACTATTGGGCATAAGATCATATTCACATTTTGGTTATTCCAAACAATGATCCGCCCAAGCTGGTGCTCAAGCTCATCTACATTCTCTTTCATAAGATTCTCCACTTTAAAATGTGCTTGTATATTTGTGTACTCAGTAGCTCGCTCATAGTTCAAGACAGCTTCAGCCATATCACGTATGAGTTCAACTTTATGTCCCTTATTAATAGCCCACTCAAGTGAAGCAGAAACACTAGGCATTACTACCTCATTTTGGTAGTCGTGTAGTATATCACGCCAATTCGGTTTGAACCAATAGCTCATTTTCGTCATGTATTCTTCTCGGCTGAAATTTACCTTACGTAGGTGTTCAATGCCACGTAAGCGTGAAGACACCGCATTGAAAGTACTAGAGCACAGCATTTGCACTGTCGGTCTACACAAGCCTACATGTGGTCCTTGCTTGTAAATCACCTGTTGTGCAGTGCCTAGCCTGTGGTCATTGACCCCTAACCTTCCTTGAATTGGCATGTGCCACAAGTTATCTGGTCCAGGCGATTGAAAGAATTGCTCTGCTTCACTATATGGCATAGGATCAACCAGCTCACTCTTTGCATGCAACTTGATACTCGGCGTGGCACCTGATCGGAGCATGAACAAGATAGTTTGGTGTTCCATATCTGAAAATGTTACAGTATACAGCGGATATTTGTCCTGCATTGCCAACAAACGAGCCTCATTGGTTTGTTTCCACAAGCGTTCCGGTGTGTACGGCGTTTCACTATTCATGAACAGTACTATGCTAAACCCATCTGGTACGGCATCGGGGTGATGACACAGTATCAACTTGGGCTTATTGTTACTAGAACACTCGACTGCTTCAGTTAGACGCAAMCTGTACTGCGCCATCATACGGTCAAAATTAGACCATCCTAGCGCGTCAATATCAGTAATGTAGTCATCAGCATCATACACATCTATCGAAGGGTATTTCCTTAGTAGTGTGCCTTTGAGGGTTGTTTTGCCGTGCCCACTTGGCATACATATGGCAACTCTTGATTTTAGTAAGCTGATGGTGTTGTCTATCCTGTTCTCAATGTCGAGCATTGCTTTCTCACTTTCCATCAGTTGTTTGAAAGATGTAAAAGTATCATCTAAGCTCATATCAAATATTGCACTAAGAGGGTTATTTTCCAACGCATCCCGTAAAATGCTTTTCCATTTCACAAAGTCTATATCACTCAATGTGCTAGAGTCTATATTGATACCCAGCTTCCTCAAGCCGTCTAGCCCAGATTTGCCAGCCCTATCTGTGTAGTCACACAAACCTGCTACCATATTTGCTTCAATTGCGCGTACCATTATGTCAATGCGACTCTGCAGGGCACTATAAATAGTTAGACAACAACCAGTCGCAGTATTTCTTGCTACAGCATAGGTGTGACAGTCAAGCACTAGTGCTTCAGTCCTCCTAGTAATGTGTATCGTGTCACCAACCATTGTAAACCTTGACCTTGTATCATGGCACATGAGTCGCCTGAACGGTTTACTGTCTTGTAGGATATGGTATAATGACATCGTTGAGAATGAATAGTTGTACTTTGATCGGCACACGCCGTTGGCCAAATACTTTGTTTTCCACACCAACTCATCTTTGGTAAGCTTGCACCAGTTAATAACATCAGTAAACATTTTAGTGATCAATGCTAAAATCATGTCACTTGCCTTATCACCAGCTATGCGTGTCAACAGGTTTAGACCAATGCACAGTTTGTTCTCATTTCTCAATGCGTTAGCATCGTTCCACCAAATCTTGTAACCCTCATATGTGGGTACTAGCTTCAAGGCAACTTTATCGACTACCATGTAGATAACGCTATCTATTGTGCCCATGGTTATTTTTGGTAGTGGCCTGGCATGAACTGTCGAATAGCTTGCTTTATGATCCCACTTAACAAACATGCTTGACTTGAATTTCTCTCTCTGACTGTACACCATTTTAGTTTTCACATCACTTCCACATGTGGTGAACAGTGACTCGCTTATCGAACCATTACCAGACATAAGTTGTTGTTTTACATACTCCGCTAATACCGAGTTTTCATGGATTTTATCAGTGCTTGCTGGCTCCATTTTGTTGCATATACCTTCAGCAGCATCTTCATACATTGACGACTCAGCACCGCTACTATCATCTTTAATTGGTAYTGGATCAAGTGGCGTAAGTGCGGGGCTTTCACGCGCACTATCTAATGAGTCACGTAAATCTTGTATTTCCAACTTGGCATCGGCAAGATTGGCATCATATTCCAGAAACCGCACAATACTATTTTTTACCTTGATTACACTCTTACATATTGTGTTCTGTAATGCACCCAATACTGGTGAGAACACATGGTTATACAACTCATAATAGGCTTTCGTAATCACTAGCATTGTGGTGGTTATGTTAGGATACATCGCAAGTACCATCTTGAGTGAGTTGAGCTTCATCATACCATGCCTGTTAGCATTCTCTGAAGTTGTAACTGATATGTCGTCTGACAGTGTAGATTTCAGTTCATATAACAGGTCATCAAATGGTGTGTCGTCGGCTGGATTGCTCTCACTTGTGGCGAATATGCGTTTGATGGATAAACCTACACTTTGGCCGTCCCACTTATTCGAACTACTTACTCTAGTGTGTTTGGGACTAACAACGTGTTTACGGCTGGTTTCACTCATTAAACTATCACGCGCGCTATCATTAAGACGACGCAGCAAAGTCACTGGTAACGATTCATTAATAGTCACCTTAACGTTGCAGATATTAAACACATCATATCCCATAATGTTGGCAGCGCCTGTTTCATAACCCTGAGCATAAAGTTTTAAGCTGTAATATAAACGTAATAATGGTGATGTTGAAAGGTCATCACCCGCCCGATCGTCGTGTGCCATTCTCACAGCTGAAGCGACAGTTCTTTGTAGCTGCTTATTGATATCAATGTCATAATGATTAGCGATATGACCCAATACCATAAGCTGCAAGCCTTTGACAGCTTTATGTTTCAAAGTGCTAGTTGATAGTGAATGTACGTCATTTTGTGTTTCTGCTGTATTTTGTGCTGTTCCGTTTGATTGCTTCATACGTGTAGCATACATTTGCTCTATGCCACATAATTTAAGTATTTCTTTTCCTTCAAGAACCTTTATACGGAGCGAGCTTATGATATTCTGTATATACTTCAGCAACTTCGAGAAAAATTGCTCTTGGGCTGTAATTGCTTTTGTGGCGGTTTCCTTAACATTTGAGATAATATTACATAACGCATAGTTATTGTATGTGTTAATCTGATCATCTACCAATCCCAGCAGTAGGAGTGCATGAGTTCTCTTATACAAGTCGCTGATATGCCAATAATGTTCAGTACTGGGTCGTATATCCACAGTTGCTATTATTTTTCTCCTCTTTACATCTACTATTACTACGTTATGGATGTGTTTATGAATGTGTTCAACCGTTTGGTGTAAGCGTTTTATCGGTAAAGTGAGCAAGTGCGTGTCACCCGCAGTTTCTTTAGCGTCAAAACACGTAGACGTAATGTCACACACTTGCGAAATGAACAAATCCACATTGTTATGCTCATAGAACCCGCGTAATGTGCTCACAAGAGCATCGTACATGAGCTCTTCAGATAATGTGGCGTAGCCTAAGCTAGACCCCTTGGGCGTGTCACCCTCTACTAGTTGGTTGACGGCATCCAAGTAGACCTTGGTAATAGTTTGATTAGGTGATGGTGTATCGATAAGTAGGCTATCGATAATACGCTCAAATAGTGTTTGGGATTTAGGCAAGTTGGGTGCTTTGTTGTGTGACAGCGAGTATAAAGTTGGCACTTTATTGATGGTGTAATTATATATAGACTCAGATGTATTTAACATCTCTTGGTATGATATAGTGACACTTTTCTTTAGGCGCTCAAATAGCAATTTACTTATGGACATTCGTGCACACATGTCCTTGTCCCAGTCAACATTGTCCTTCATTGATTCAATGAAGGCACGCAATGAATTAACAGTAGGTCGCTGAAAGGTTAGGTTATTGGTTTGTGTCATTATGATTTTACCAGAGAGCACGTTACACAAGGCATACGATGTAAATTTGTTGGCATTACCAATCAGTTTTACGTTAGTTGAAAATGGCAGGATAAAGTATTGACGCACACTAACTATGGGCCGTAAGTACTCGCTCATAACTTCGGCAGTTCGCTCAACTGACACTGTGACTCCGGGGCCAAATGTGTTGAGTATGTTCGTCATACTATTGTAGACTTCTAGGTGTTGTGGCGTTAGTGGCCGCGTAAATTCAGCATCATCAACACCACGGTACAACTTGTTATATATCACGCAAGCAGATATGCTGATATCTAAACCATTAGTGCCAGACACGTCATTAGTTAGGTAATCAATGCAGTGTGACAATGCTTTGTGGTATTTCAGGTAATTATCAAATGCTTTGTTATATCTAGGTTCAGCAAATTTGTGGTAGTTCAAGCGTATGTTTGACCAGGCTTCCATAACATAGTCCACGCTCATGTCACTGACTTTGGGCATCGTGGTAGCCCCGTATCTCATTGAGTCTACATTTTGCATATGTTTATTGAACCCGTATGTCTTTGCTGTGGCCTCAAACGTGTAGTCAGCTGCTATAACACAGTGTTCGCTATGTCGTGATAGGGCTGGCAAATCTGCGGCAGCGGTGTAAGTTTCACTGGTATTACCATAAGCCACATATAATACACGTTTCTCCTGACTGCCTTGAGCTCGACCCGTCGTCGTGCAACTAATGTTGCTGTTTGTGCCTAATATTAATTTGATCTGCATTGCTAAAGCATTAGAATGGGTTATGATCAATTGAATGTCATGGTCAATGAGTATTGTATTTAAGTTTTTCTTGGTGAGCCAGTTAAACTGTACCATACCAATGCCTTTATCGTTTGCATTATGGCACGGGCCTAGTGTGCCAAAATAACTCAGCACCGACGCAGTCTTGGTCCCAAAGCGCCATGACTCATTGAAAACTGTAGAAGAACCCACGTTGTCCCTAAACCATGAGAGATCGAGTGTAGTTGATGTGTCCAAATCGGTGTCATCTGCAATTTTTTGGTTGACGTCACCTGACATAACCATCTTGTTACACTTGGTAGACAATAGCAATATATCAGATGCAGTCATTAGACCGAATTCATCTACATATATAGTTTCTACATTGTCAGAGAATATAGCAGCCGTGGGTGGAACAGTAATATTCTTAAATTCCGAAATTTGGTCAGTCTGTTTAGAAACTATTCGTTTTGTCTGCTGGTCATTATCAAACAGCCTGTGTAATTCACGAGTTTTGCCGGAACCAGGTGGCCCAACAATAATAGTGGAGCGTGTGGCAACTGCGATGGCATCATTGAGTGTTATGTTGCGCGCTAGACTAGCTAGCCCCATGCCTAACGCGTAGTTTGCTGTATGCACAGGTAGAATCACTATTGCTTGCGGCGATGTTACTGAACAATCAATTGTAGCACCCACAACGCACTCAAGGCGTAATACTCTCATATTACTATCAAAAACTCCCAGTACTGAACCACTGTTGAGTTTATGGGGGTGTTTCAACTCAGAGACATTAACGTGCTTGTTACTATTGACGCTTTCAAACAAAACACCGTGGGTTATACTTGTTGGTATGTTACTGGTTGTAGCATGTTTAGCTGCGTGGAGTATAGTGTTGAGCATTTTAAAGTATATTGACACAAATTGCTGTGACAGCTTTGTTGACAAATTAATGCCACGTGCAGAAGATGACGTGTCGATTGCCAAAATTGATTTAGGGTGGCTGAAACTACCGTCAGAGTAAGATTGCTCAATAGTCATGTTGAACCATTCCGCCTCTGGTTTGGGTAACACGAGCTGGTTACCGCATCCATGTTTTCCAAGGATTGTTAGTAACCCGCAGTCACACTTGTGTAATTTAGGATAGTGAATTGATTTATTATGCATATTGGTTTGTATACGCCGTTTGATGGATTTGTCGATGTGCAATTTGCTGTCTGTATTAAGAGCAGACATAAAGGCTGCTGATATTGTGTTGTTGTCCAAGACTGCGTCGGTGCTCGCTATCTTGTTTTTGAGATGCAAATATAGTTCGCTTACAGTCTCAATCCATGCATCTAGCACATCCCATTGCTCATTTTGGAAATCATAACCACGTTGCGTTGCAATGTCACGTTCTCGTTTAATGGCATCAAAGTTAACCTTGTTTGTTTTTAAATTATCATATAAGTCTTTGCACCGCGTATTTGCTGGGATGCCAACCATCAAGCTATATAATAGTTCCACATGCACAGCTGGTGCATTGGCTGCAGCGGGTAGAGACATAGCTGCGTACCCCGTACTTGTTCGTCCTGCACGCCCTCGTGACTGCGTTAACTGTGTCATGTCATATTGATGCCGCTTGTAGTTGAAAAATCTCATCTTGTTAACACCCTTAACCTCAGCCTTATATGGCGGGTATATCAACTCTGGGGTTATTCGATAGCCCAAGTCATGCATGTTTTCTAAGCCTGGTAAAGTTGACCCAGTAGTAATGCAATTAGTACATATAGCCGAGTTCACATTAGTGAGGTCGAGACTAGCTAAAGTCTTTGAAGTTATGCTCGCAAATTTAACTCCATTATTGGTAGCTTGCGTGACACGCTCTGCTGGCATATTGGCTGTCTGAGTAGAGCTAGGGACCACCCAGAATGAACCTTTTTCGGGACCACGCTCTATAAAATCATTAAAGTCACTGTCTAGTTGATCAGGAGCCGCAAATATTGTACGTATTGGGTGTAATGTATCAGTAACAGGTGGTAAATTAGGTAAAGTGGCAGACAGCACGCCTGTTACAAGTGAGCCCAACACCTTAGCTAAACTAACATACTTTGGAGTCAAATCATGGACTTCATCAAGCCATATACACCTACCAGACAGCATTTTTAACCAAGTCGCGTTAGGTTTACCGTTACACAATGCCATGTAAGCTGAATCTACTGTTAGGTAAACTACTTTTGCCGTGCTAAGGGTTGAATCACTTTTACCTTTTGGATGCCAAGTTGAGTCTGCGCGGCCCTGGGACGTTATGTTAAGTACGTCGTTACAATACGTAGTTGCACTAATTACCGTGGCACGACTCGGTGATATCACTACATGATTCTTCTTTTGGTCATTAAACTCAGCAATGCGCGTTGTCTTACCAAACCCGGTTGGAGCAGATACCATTAACAGCCCATTTTCACCCTCAGCTACATAGTTTGATATTGGTTGGCCATAAAAGCTCTTAGATGTATGTTCATAACCAAGGGTAGTGAACACACCATTAGGGTAGTTGGCAATTATGTTTGACCACTCATAGTCAACGTGGTAAGATATGATACTAGCAGAGTCAACATTTATTGGTTCGAATCGGTCAACTGCCGAACGTACATCTTCTATACTTTTAGATGTGTCTTGACTCATGCTCGCATAAGTCGCTAGGAATATATAATTATAATATTGGTTACGTAGGTCACTAGTGTAAAGTTGGTCAACCATGCTGGAACACGGTACCCAATGTCGTTGTCCTGTCAAGCCAACCAAGGTACAAATGCTGACATAATGACGTTGGCTAGAGTCATTGATGTACAAAATAGACCCAGCTGGCGTAGCAAGCAGAATATTAATACGTAGTACTGCAGCGGCTTTGGCAAGTTCGACATCTGACCACCAATCATGGTTACCAGTTACACGCTTTAGTATAGTGGTTACTGTGTCTATATCACTATCACACAATTGGCTTAAAGCATGTGCACCACACAGGCCATCACCGCGAGCTTCGCCATACGCAATAACGACAGCACTGACCGTTGTCTGCCTAGCAACCAAGTTTGGTGGCAATGTTAGTTTAGTAACTGACTTGGTAGCCGCATTCTCGGTAAAGCGAATGGCGTTGTACACAGTACTTAATGCTTCTAAGCCTGCAAACCCATACTCATTGACTGGTTCGTTGTTAATGGGCACCAGTTTGCGTAGTTCATCCAATTGTCTTTCAGCACTGACCCTGTCATTGATGGTAGATGTGTCATCTGGTATTTGGAAACTAACAACAGAGTGATCTGAACCTTCAGCGACAAAGTCTTCATAGTCTATTGGCGAGTCAGTTCCTTGTAAGGCTTGGGCACGGTCTACAATATTGGTATTGATTGGTATAGTAGACGGGTGGTCACCAAATGACATGTGTTGTGTGAAATTAGTATCTTCAGCGCCTACAATACTTGCGCGTCGTGAAGCATCACTTAACATTCCAAATGGCCCATCATCATTTGCATCATCGCCACTGGGTTTGTCATTATTATCATTTGCATCGCCTGTTCTGTTGTCGCCTGTCGTAGATGTGGGTTCGGGGCGACCAGTATCGGCCTGAGAACTAGGTTGCCGTATCGTACCTGCATCCCACACTGCGGTTTTAGGAGGCGGGGCGTTGCGACACATCTCACAAACTGGTAATGGACTAGGCATCTGGCAACATGAACATTTATAATTTTTCTTGCACGTACATGCTGGCTTACCACAACATTCATCATTCACAACGGTATGTTCATGTTTACAGAGATGGCTCTTACCATGGCACAACCTGGTGCTTCCACATAGCGCACACAGATTTTGGTCGGTCAGCGTGCTAAGTATTTTACAACAATTACAGATGCCCACTCGTTGGTCTATTGAATTACCCACTACATGTTCATGGGCTACTTTGTGGTTGTGTTGGCACTCAACTGCAGCCTTGCACAACTCAATGGTAACATGAGTGATATCATCTTTACCTGTTATTAAAGTGTAGACAGTACTATGTGATACCTCGACATGATTTTGTCTCCACGTGTCAATATCTACGCATTTTGTTGTTGCAGTAACTCCTGTCTCATACATCATGCCGTTAGTTATGTAATGCGATACATCTAATCTGGTGCTGGCGTTAACACTATCAATGGCCTTGAATGCACTGTCAAGTAGTAGCCCTAAGTGCATGGAGTCTTCTGAATTGTCACTAACGAGTTTTTTAATGAAGTCAGACTCAGTGGGGTCAAACTGGCGGCCCAATTCAGTTAAGAATGTTTTAAGTGAAGACCAAAGCTGTTGCAGAAAAGATGGTTGGTGGACATCAATCTCAGCTCGCCTAACTAGAGGGCGAATAGACTCAAGGGAACGGTTGTTCGACCAATAAGCAACCAAGCAATGATTTTTCACGTCTCTGTTAGTTATGTCAAATTGGCGCGTAAAACCACTAGCAGAGCCATAGGTCCTGCCTACGAGACCGGCTGCATACTGAGTTAATCCCTCCCACGTGTGTGGTTGCAGTAACCGATTCATCAACTTCTCATAAAAAGGTATATTTAATACCATTGCTTCCATCGTGAATGGTTGTTGCTTTAATAGAGTAACTGGGGCGTGTATATCGATCACTGGTACTACGACCACAATCGTATTTGTATCCGGGTTTGACCAGATCGTATGTTTCATAAATTGCTCTATAACGAGGCTGCGAGGCAACACAAAATGGTCTATCATTAGGTGGGGCCCTTTGTATCCGTTTACTCTGCAATAAATAGCATGGCTGTCACCCATGATTAATGGGCGTTTTATGTAGGTATCAATCAAACTTATGCTGTTTTGGTAGGTCATTGACTCCCCAGGAAACACCACATTAAGATTGCCATCAGATTTAGACCAATAGCCTTCATCAAACATTAAAGTGCCAGAATCGGCCATGTGCCATGCTTTGGGTACGGTCAAGGCATGTTTTGCCATGATTACCTTATGCGCAATATACCCTTTTAACAACTCGGATGGCTCGATGTTAAACAGCGTGTCAACAGACATAGCAAAGGTTGCATGATTCTTAGTGCCGTGTTGACAATCCCCCCATGAACTGTTACACCATAACTTGTTATCTGCTGTCAGAACTTTAGATAACATACTCTGTGTGATAGAATTGGTGGCTCCAGTGATGTTAGTTTGCGATTTTCTTACACTGATGTGTTTCACTACTGCTGTCGTGTAGGTTAAATATCGCGACTTGTCTTCATACGATTCAGCTTTGAACACCGAGTGTACATGCCAATCGCCATTCTGTACATGGTACAACATGTTGCCACCAATATCATACAGTAAATCAGATTTTGGGAAAAGCGATACAATATATCTTGTGATGACATGCCGAGCGGCATTGTGATATGGATGTGGGTGACTACCACTGGAGCCGCGTATGAATTTGAAATTACCATAGTCACGACTTAACTGGTCAATAACAAGATCACTTGTGTCATTGGGCAATTGCTCAACCCGTGTATCACGTGGTTTTACTGCTATATCTGACATTGAAGCAATCGTTGATGCAAGTTGTGCTCTTACAGCACCACTGTCAAGCATGCTCAATGGCACATTGAGATCGTGTGCTAATTTTTCCAATACCGTTGCTTTAGCACCATAAAAGTTAATGCGGCCCGCATCTGGGTTGCTCCAATTGAGTTGGCCCCATGACAACTGTGACTCATTGTTTATTTCAGTAAACATCTTTGTCCAATGTATGACACCAGTAAGTTTACCATCGCCTGATAACAACTGCTCTTTGTGGTTTCCAGAAAGACAGTGTAAGTGGTTTTTGGAGTGGTCACGTCTTATCTCAATGGCTAACCAACCTTTTGTTACACCTGCCCGCCATACTTTGTATTTTTGGTAGTCCAAATACTTCAAGTTACTTATATTGATAGGTATCTGCTCCATACCCCTGGGATTAAGAGTATTCATTGCTGACCATAGACATGACTTTCGTGCTGTGCCAAGGGTGGGTGTATCAGGAGTCTTACTGTTGTCCAAGACATCTTCAATTGGCTTCGGCACGTCAGTTTTCTTCCATGGCATGACTGTTTGGGTAGCGGGGGATACTCCGTGTAAAGACTTGTAGTGGTCAGCATTAGTGTCACTAGACCGGAAAGTGGACAACATCTTGACATACCAGGGCTCAGTGGTGTATTGCTTAGGGAAACCCATCTCTGTGAAGGTGGTGGGTGCTTCATTGAAGTCACTCTTGTCATTCAGCGAAGTCAGTCACCACACTACGTTCAGCATGTTTGGGCGGCATTTGCAACTTTAGTCAGCGAAGTCAGTCACCACACTACGTTCAGCATGTTTGGGCGGCATTTGAACATCGCTGACTAAAGTTGCAAATGGTCCTTTGTAGCGGTTGTGGTTAACGCTGTTGTCAGCGGCGCTACCATGGTTAAGTTGTGGTAGTGCCACTTGGCTACCAGTGTGGGTTAAAGATTTGCTGTTATAATTGTTGTCATCAAGATCGTCAACATCTTGTGATTTTGTTTGTTGTTTTCTTTTCTTTTCCGAGGCTTTTTCGAGAGTCATGATTCTGTTGCTAGCCTCGAGAGCAACAGAATCAATAATGTTTGTTATTTTGTTTCGTGGTGGTTGGTTCATGGTGCTGGTGTTGGTTTTGGTGTAGTTAGACATGGTGGTAATGGTATTTGTAATATATATATA